TGATTCCTGCGGCTTCGTCCACCTGCATCCAGGCGAGGTCAAGGAATTCGATCTTGCGGTTACCAGCGAGCGCCGCGTATTCAGCCGCCATCCCGATCACCGCGCGCTGGCCACCGAGCGACGCGACCCAGGTTGCGAACTTGGTCAACTCTCCCGGCTCCGGAGCCTCCGTGCGAGGCTGCTCTTCGTTGCGGCGAACTTCGCGGCAGGGGTTGTGCTTGGCCTCTCCGCGATCGATCGCGAGTCCGAGCAGATTCGAAAGAAGGGCAACCTCACGGTTTGCCCGCACCGGCGCGTCTTTACGCTCGATGCGCAGGTACCGGGACACGTGAGTGGCGTCGACGTCCGCCGCACGCATTTCGCCGAAGACCTCCAGGAGCGGCCGACTACATTGCGTGTAATCGTCGCGGGTCCCCTCCGCGTATCTCTTCCACTGAAGCGTGTCCTGAAACTGCTCCCACAACCGACCTATCGTCCCGATGTCGTCGCCGCCTCCGGTAATCTCGAGGACTTTGCGCACAGCGGCAATTCGGTCCTGGCCGAGATTGACTGGCTTGCCGCCCACCGGGTGGTAGCGGTAAGTAAAACCTCCCCGTTTGCGTGGCCGCGCCTCCATTCGTGGAAGCAGGCCATCACGTTGTCGCGTCTTTTTCACGCTGCGTTTTTCCATTTCGGTTGCGGTCTGTGCCCATGATCCGCCGGTAAACGATTGACCTGCTCCCACGTTAGAAGCGGATGGCCGTCCGCCTTGCGTGGCGGACGAAAGCCCAAATTGCGCTCAATCCAGCGGATCTGCGCCGCACCCTGCTTTAGGCCGCCTGTGATCCCGACGAGCTCGATGTTGGTGACGATGCTCATACCCGTCCTCCCGAGCCGCGCTCTCCGAAAAGCGCTGCAACCAGTGGGTCGCGAGACGGCGCCGGCACTCCTTTCGGCTGGACTGCGTCGTCCGGCCGTCTCGATCCCGAGTCGCGCGGCTTTGCTGGTGGCCGAGGTGCATTCTCCCCGGGACCAAACGCGTGCGTCTCCGACGGCTTACCCGTCTCATTCTCTGGCCAACCGACGATGTGAACCTCATTCGCCTTCCGCAATTTCACAAGGACGTTGGACACGGCGCAGTCGCGCGCCCCCAGCGCGTCGGCGATCGCGCGCGCGGTACGTGGCACGCCGTCAGACAGTAGCTCGAGCACCCGGGCCTTGATCGTTGTCGGCGCTGCTGGCAGTTCGTTCGTCATCAGTGGCGCCCCTCGAAGCTTTTGGTCAGGGAAGCATCGACCGCGCGGCCGCGGCCAAGAACGCACTTTGCGAGGCGCGCACGGTCGTGGTGGCTGGCGGACGCCTGTCGCAGCAGCCCAAAGTAGGAGTTAGCGCGAGCGCGGACATCGGCAGCCGGCGCTAAGGCGACGCGCCGCATCGCTTCGTTGACGGATCTGCGCCGCGTCACCGTGCGCCATGGGAGGATCACCTGGCCGACGAAGTCGACGCCACGCTCGACAGGCTGCGTCACCGTCTTGCGCGGATTTGCGTACAACGCGAGTCGGGCCGGCAGAAACGATTCAATCGCGCGGCCCCACTCGACGAGCTGATCGGGATCGCGTGCGAGCATCACGAAATCGTCTACGTACCGGACGTAGTGGCGAACGCGCAGCTGGTGCTTCACGAACTGGTCGAGCGCGTCGAGATAGATATTCGCGAAGAACTGCGACGACAGGTTGCCGATCGGCAGCCCGAGATGGGAGGGGTGCTCCATCAGGCGTTTGTGCGGAGGCACCTGCGCCATCAGTCGTGCGTCGCCGCGGACCTCGTAGTTCTCGCGCGGATCGTGCATCAGCACGCGCTCGGTCAGATCCCACCACCATGGCTCGACGACCTTCGCAGCGAGCAGCTCGCGCAGGATGCGCTTGTCGATCGAGACGAAGAAGTTGGCGACGTCCATCTTGCGGTAGAAGGCGCGCTTCGACCAGTTTTCCGTGACGCTGCGCACCTTCGCCTCTAGGCGGTGCGCGGCGTACAGCGTGCCGCGCGCCTCGATGCACGCGCACGTGTCAACAATGAAGGCGTTCTCGAATCGTGCGCGGATGCGGTTATACAGCAGGTGATGCACGATCCGGTCGCGAAAGCTGGCAGCCCACACCTCCCGAATCTTTGGGCGCTCCACGACGAAGCAGATCGATTTACCGGGGCGCCAGGCGCCCGCCTGCAATTCATCGAATAGCTCGATCAGGTTCGGTTCGCGGCGCCGCTCGAACAGCAGGGCCGAGTAGGTGCCAAGTTTGCGGCGCCGGCAATCGAAATACGCCTCGACGACGTCGCGGAATGAAAAGTCAGCATGGCTCGCGTTAGCGTATCGATCTGCGGACGGCGACAGCGCCGAACTCGTTGTCCTTGTGGTTCCAGTTCTGGTTGCCATTGTCGAAGTTCTGCATCCACGCGTTGCTCGGGTTGTCCGCGTGCTGCGCCATATCGTGCTATCCACGTCGCCCGGTCGAAGGCTCGCGCCGATCAACCGGGAAACTGCGCCGGACCTCGCCGCACGCTGGCGGCAGGTTTCCTTTCGCGCCTGTCGGTGGGCTTGTGACCCAGCGGCACGACCAGATAGATGCTCGGTCACGGTCGCCGTGACGGCCGTGAAGCTGGCTGCTGTGCGGAATAATTCCTCCACCCCGTCGCCTGCTTGCCGAGATTGCTCGCCAGCGCGACTGCGTCCGCATACGCCGGCTCACTGATCAGGTGCAGATCGACGCAAACCCCGAGATCGACCTCGACGTCTGTCAACTCGTCGAGCAACAGGTCGATGTGCGGGACCTTGTCAGCGCCGGGCGCCTGATTCGCGTGCCGGATATGTTTCAGGATCGATCTGGAGTGCCCGACGAGCAGCGCACCATCGACGGCGCGATGATTACGCGGCATGTGGGCAACAAGGCGACTTGCGAGCGCGGTGAGCTGGCGCGCCGCCTTGTAGATCTTCAGCTCGGTGTGAAGGGCCATGCTGCGAAATAACTCAATTACTCAAGCACTGATGCTGCGGACGGCGACAGCGCCGAACTCGTAGTCCTTGTGGACCCAGTTCTGGAGGCCATCGTCGAAGTACTGCATCCACGCGTGGCTCGGGCCGTCCGCGTGCTGCTCGGAGATCCAGCATCCGTAGCCCTCGATGAAGTCGAGGACGAGGTCGCCGACGTTGGCGAACAGGACGGCGCTTTCGAGCCGGGACGGCCAGTACCAGTCGGAGAATCCGCCGATCTGCAGCGAAGTGATCGCCGCCGCTATCGCATTGCCCGGGTCGGCCTCGAGGATGGCGCGCGTGTTCGCCCGACCATCCCAGAGGCTGTCGGCGCCGGCGGCGCGAGATTCGGTGCCCCATCGTGTCGCCTTGATGTGCGCCTCCGGCACGAGCGCCGCGATCAGGTGATAAGGCTGTGAGCCATCGCGCGGCGTTACGATGCCGGCATAAGTGCCGCCCTGCTCGCGCCAGACGTCACGTGCTGACACGGGCGCCCACGAGCGCGCGGCCGTCGGCACGATCATCGGTTGATGCTCCACGTGGCGCGCAGGCGCGTCGATCGATACGCCATCCGGGCCAATCGAGATAAGAATCCGTTCCGGGGCGTTCATTCTGCGGACTCCGTTTCAGCGCGAAGGACCGAATAATCTAAGGGGCAAATGACTACGCTGCGGACGGCGACAGCGCCGAACTCGTAGTCCTTGCGGCCCCAGTACTGGCCGCCATCGTCGAAGTTCTGCACCCACGCGTTGCCCGGGAAGCCCGCGTGCTGCGTGGCCGACCACATGCCGATGGGCTCGAATGCCTCCGCGCCGCCGGGCTGGAAGTCGATGAGCAGCGTTTGCGCGGGGAAGTCCCTGGTGTACGGACCTGACGGCGGCCAGCTGCTGAAGTTCTGACCGTCGAGGTACGAGTACAGATTACCGTCCGTGGTGGGCTTGGCCATGCGGTAGATCCGCTCGAGCTGCAGCAGCGCAGGCAGGTGCCAGTCGTCGTGGCCGCCGATGCGCAGGTCGAGCGCCCACTGCGCAAGGCGGCTGCCGGCCGTCGCCATCGCTTTCGTGCTGGCCGCTCCGTCGACGAAGTCCAGTGCGCCGTCGATTCTGTCGGACTTGTTGTGCCAGACGGTCGGGGCGTGATGGCCGCCATCACGCTTCGAGGCGGAAACCTGCGCGCGCAGCTGGCCGTTGTGGATGAAGAGGCCGTTGAGGTAGCCGCCTTCGAACTGAGCGCCGATCGGCGGGAGGTCGAGCTGGCGGACGCTCGCCAGCAGGGAAGTAGACATGCTTGTCTCCGGTGGGTGAGGCTGGGTTAAGGGTGGCGACTGGCGATGCGTTCGATGTTGATCGCATCGAGGAAATCGATCAGCGCGGCCGTCTCGGCGCTCGTGAGCTCGATCCGCTTCGAACCTTTCTCGACTGTGAGTGACGCGCCCGTGAACAGGCCGAAGCGCAGATCGGAACCTTCCGGTATCCGGCGCGCCGCGCGTGGCGCTTTGGCGAGGGTACGGATGACTTTGCGGCCGTCTTTTTCGTCCACGAGCGACTGGGCCGCAAAGTATGCGTTGAGCGGCTGACCACCCTCCGGCCGTTTTTCTTTTCCACAGTGATCAGCCCTTCGGTCACGTAGCGTGTGATCTGCGCGGCGACGTCGCCGCGATCGATCTCGAGTTCATCCGCGATCTCGACGCTCAGGATCCCGGGCCGGTCGACGATGATCTGCAGCATCTGTTCAATCTGGGTCATGGTTACCTCGTTCAGTTGGAGTGGGGCGCGTAGTGCGCGCGAAGGGTGGCGAGCGACTCGGCTAACCGCTCGATGGAAATGCGCCCACTCTCGCTGGCGGCGAGTGCGTCATCGAGCGTTGCCTTCCACTGCTGAACACGGGTCGCGGTCGCGAGCGTGGCGGGGGGGGGGGAGGATGCCGGCGAGCTTGCCGATCTCCGCGCGCAGCTCGGCCTTGCGTTCCTCGAGCTTTTCGCGTTTCGCGGCGTACCGCGCGCGGGCCAGTTCCCGGCGGCGTTCGAGCCGCACCTGATCGATGGTCGTGTCCATGGATGGCGGCTCAGTCGAGAAGGCCAAGGCTGACCGAACCGTCGTTGCTGGCGGTTTCGGCGGCGTCCGGGTGGCGCAGGTGCAGCCGCGGCCCTTTCGGGTTCTGCAGCGGCGTTCCGGCGAGCACCAGGTCGTAGAGCTTTTT